GTAGAAACCCTATTAAAAAAACGGCTGCCCTTGCGTGAATTACATGGCTTGCACGCTGAGGTTAGGTTGTCCATATCGAACAGGCTGCCCCCAACCTTGCGTGAAGTTATATGATCTACTGTTGCGTTGCCACCCTCAAGGTGTGTACCACAATAGGTACAGACGTAACCATCACGTGCTAATACACGTAACCTAATGTCTTTCCATTTACCAGTACCTAGTGCTTTGTTACTCAATGCCATCCTTTAAGTTGCCAATGTTTTAATGCTGCACATGCGTTGATGTACTTATCTTTATCTACACCATATTTACCATAGATATATGACAGTCCCCAGTCTATCTGCTTATATCCATTGGCAGTACGTAGGTACTCACTTTTACCTTGAGGTATGCCGTACACCTGTTGTTTACCTTTTAGATTGCCTACTGCTCTTTCATTCCATGCACTCTCTTTGCCATATAAGGTACTAAGGCATTTGTATTGAATTACGCTTTCAATACGCATTTGAGCATATTCTTTGTAACTTATCGATTGATATCTTGGTAGTGCATTAACGGAATCAATCTCTTTAGAACCAAGACTTAATGCAATTAAGACAATACACACCCCAAATGCTACAAGCAGCGAACTCGCAAGCCGCCCCCTTACGGGGCTTGCGTTCGCACTCTTAGGTGCGTCGCACGCTTGAAGCGTACTCGCTCTGTCAAATCGGTTAAGCATGACTTTTCCTTCCGTCTCACTATATGAGATGTGATTTACACCACATATAAGTACAACTTATTCTTAAGTCATCTCCTTCCGCCCATGTCTCATCCCATCCGCCTTGGCTCATATGCTCATCCAGCCTATGTAACCTGCATCAGGATTGTCTTTGAGCCATTGTTCTCTGAGAGCATTTTGATATGCCCAATCAATGTCATTTGATTCTTTAACCATAACCTTCACTCCATTCATGTCCACAATCATTACATTCATGGAAGTAATCTTTATTGTAATTACTGGTATTGGTGTTGTACTTCAAACACTCAGGGCATTGATCTTTACGCATACAGAACAGGTCATACCTTCCATTAACCAAAGACCACATTTTTTGCAGCGTATTGGCTCAGTCATGTAGTACCTTCATAAACTCACTCATTGGAATTAGTACCACGTAATCCTCAACCTTCTCGCCCTGCCCATTGCAGCGCAATACTACGAAGGCAAGTTTATCGGATTTACGCTCTTTTATCTGCTTTATCCAGCCTAAAGGACTAAATTTTGTTACTGCTTTAACCTCTACGTCGAAAGGAGTGCCTAGGATGTCACTCCCTTGACGACCTGCACCCGTAGGCTCGGCATATGGATACCAAGCCCGCAAGTATTCTGCGACTACCCGCTGAGTTCTATAACCTCGGTGTTTACGCGATTGGGTTGACATGTGGGTAATCGATATGATTTATGCTGCTACAAAATGGACACACTTTGACGCCGTTCATATCTATCATGCGTGGGTCATTGCACATTTCGCAGCACTCAGATAGCGGCACAATATCCAAATGCACGCCATCATCTTTGAACGTGGCTTTTACTCCATGTTCATCAATCATTTCCATTTCACCCATGTTTACTCACCTCGCATACAGGCTTGCATCTAACTAATCGAAATCGATTACCAGCACACGTTACTAAGTAGTAACCCTGCTCGTCGATTCCCATTTCTTCAATTACAATTGGATACTCTTTAACCATTTTCATATCCTTCCTCAAAGTACCAAATCCCGTTTGAGGTTTGTTTAGCCCATTTAGCGTGAGTATCTACACCCTTTTTGCATACATATCCGTAGTAAGGTTTTCCCTTACCCTTCGATATGCCCTGCTTAAGAATGTGACCATGCTCACATGATTCAGGCTCTTTAGGATTGGCTTTACTAATCGCATTGACAGCATCACCAATACCCCAAGAAACCGGCTGAGGTTCTCTTGGCTCAACCGGCTCATTGTTTTCTTTGACGGATTGCCTAAAATCAAGTTTTTCCTTAAAGGTCAAAGGCTTTTGTTCCCCTTGAATAACCTTTGCCATTTCGGTTTGACTTGCTCTTTTGCCCTTGGCTGCGTAACCAGCGTTAGCAAGGCTGCGTCCCAAACTGGACGTTTCTGCATTTTCAAGCGCAGACGTAGAATTGACGCCTCTATCCGTAATAACCTCAAAAGCCAAACCAGTCGAGAAAGGAACTGCGTCAGCATATGTACGATAAATTGCACTACGGACAATAAAACGAGTGCCGGAAGCCTCAACAAGTTGAGTATCAATACGGAAATCAGGATAATCGCTAATAAATCGAGCAAGTCTCACCTCTACTGTCTCGTAATCGTCTAAGTTAAATGCCATCTACTTCACCTTTATATTCTGTATCGTATTCCTTAAGTATTTGATTGTATATTGCAAGGTAGCCGATTCCGTCCTTAACTGAATCGAGATGGTTAGGTGATTCTGATAAACGACTGATTTTGACGAGCAGCATACAAATACTGACCTGCATTGGTGAGATGTAATCGCCAAGGTAGGCACTCCATAGTTCTGAGATTCTTTCGTGATTTGTTCTACTTGAACCATAGACGCTACCTCTCTGCGACAACGTGACCCTCACCTCGTCAAATAAATCCTCAGTTCTGTTCATAATCAAACACCTTATCTACTTGCACTTTATTTTCGATCATACGGCGGTGCATATTCCAACCATCCCGACGACCAATCCAGTAATAACGTGCTTGGGCTTGAGCCTTGATTCCAACATAAATCCAAATCAAAGCAAAGATACCTAGTAACGACCAAATCCACATAAGTCCTGCTTCCTTTAGGCTCATAATGCGACCATCCAAGAACCTGCGTAGTTTGTTGTAATTACCCAGTCAGCAGTTGCACCATCATAAGAGATTGAGTAATCCTGCTTTGCATCAGCAAGGTATTGGACTGCTACTAATGCGCTTACATAAGTATCAACCCAGTAGATGAATTTGTGTGACCAATTGATGTCGTCATCAAATCGGTTATTCTGTTCAATCCAACCATCATTGCCAGCAAACTCCATTTGGCAGGTAGTCAGGCGTTCGAAGTCTAGGGCTGTAATTTTCATGCGTTTTCCTTTGTAAGTTCTCTACAAAGATCGTCAAGAATAAGTGCCTTTGAATCTGTTGTCATCCATTTTGTTTTAGCACTATTAAGGTCAGGTGCAATTATTGTTGCAAACCTGACATTTTTTAAGCCGTATTCACCTTGATAGTAAAACGCAATATCAAAGACTTTCATATCATCTCCTTAACACCAAGTCCGTTAACTTGGATAAGAGAAGGATGACACACGCTGCCGACGCCGGCAATTAAAATACCGGCGTGGCGTATAACGATTTTGTTATTTGTAGAGTTTGCCCTCAAAAATAAATGAGTGGTTATTAATAGGTATAGGGATTACCTGTACTTTGCGGTCTTGCACGTAGGCTACTGCAAAGCCTTGCTGCCAATTGGCGTAACCCCTTGTATAAGCCATGCCGCTTGAGGCTAGATCGACTAAGTTACCGACCTCTAAGCCCCATACAGTACGCCCTACCTGCCCTCTAGATGCCTCTGTGAAGGCTGATAACCCTAGTCTGTGAGTGTGTCCACACACCACGCTCTTTCCTAGTCTCCTAGCCCCGTTTAAGGCTGTTTGTGATGGAACTTGGCTAAGAGGGAAAGAATCTCCATGAACTGCCGTCCAGCCGTACGCCCAATCAAGTCCGTAGGGGTGGAATTTAATCTTGAGTTTATCATACCCCATAAAACGTTCATATTGCAGTTCGGGTAAGTTGAGGAAAGAGGGAAGTCTTTTCTTGATTGATCTGTAAAGTCGGATTCCATGATTGCTGCCTAAAACGTCAGTAACGCCAAGGTATTGTAAAACCTCTTGCGTAAACTTTCTGTCATCATCTAGGTTTCCAACCATCTCATCTATTGTTCCTGCATTAAATCCACCAAGTTGAGGCAGATCAATTTCGTCACCAATTTGAATGGTGCGGTGAGGTTTCCATTTTTGTAAAAAACGCCCAACTAATTTGACGCTTTGCTCGTCAATAAATGGGGCTTGAAGGTCTGATATAAATGCAATCTTTTTTATGCTAATCGTCATCCTCATCAAAGTCGTCAAGAGGATTTTTAATTGGGTCTTTAGGGTCAACTATCCAATCAGGATAAGATGATCTGTCCATTGCAAAAGCAAGAGCAGTTCCCTCATCCATGCCAGCCCTACGGCAAGCATCATAAACCTCTTTAGCGGCAATTGCCCAAAAGTCAATTTTGACTAATATAGGCTCTTTAGTGGTACGGCGTTGCCTTGCGACTTTTTTTCTCGGTTTCCGTTTTGTAGCCATGGTGAAAGTTTACTTCCTACTAATGACAATAAAGAGTTCATCCAGTCTTTGCTCAAGGCGTGTCACTTGATCTTTTATACTTTCTCCGCCATTTGGTCTAAGTTCATTTAGCCAACCCTTTACTAGCCAACGCAAGCCGGCAAGTATTCCAATTAATGTTGTGGTAATTCCAGCAGCAAAGCCAGCCCACTCAGGGGCTGTCATTACTCTTTGCTACCTAAGCCAAATGCGTGATCGTCAGGATTAATCGCACGCAATAAAGGTGCTGCAAAAGCAACTAAAAATGCCTTCCAAATGTCATCAAATGAACCTGAAGGATTTGTTACGTAAACTGTTGCTAAACAAACAAATGCGCTGCGTGCGTATGAGTTGATTATTGCTATTGTTTTCTTATTCATTGCTACCCCCTAGTAGTGGTATGTTAGAAAAAAACTCTGAGTTGGAATCTTGGTCTTTGCGAAATGAAATATGAATGTGGTGGTCATGGCGGTTATAGCCTCGATAGCGTCGCCATTTATAGTTAAGCACCGGCGAAGCAATTTGACCTAAATGAATTACATACAGAATACGTCCGTTATGTTTGGCGTATTGTCGTAACTGATCTGCCAAATATGCTGAAGTTCTTTTGTCGTCAGAAAGGCGAGCGTCAACGTCGATTGCACGTACCACCGCTGTCCTTGCGTCGGGTATGTGATCGCTTTTGCCTCTTGATTGATGCAACAAATCAGCAATCCATCCATCAGATTTACGTAGGCGATCAGGGAAGGCGTCGTCAATCTGTTCCCTTAACTGAACCGCCGCCTTTGATAACCATGGTTTCATCAGGCGACGGGTTTACCTAGTGTCAGCCCATCTGGTATTGGCTTAGAGTAATTCCAAGTTTCAATGTATTCTCCAACGCCATCAGAATCATTTCGCAAGGCTATTGTGTCATTAGAAAAATCATCTGCCGTTAATTCAGGATATTCCTCAATAATTACATAATAAAGACTTTTTTGTGCCATTTTAACTCCTTATCCATACGCCGTCAAAAGAAACCTGTGCAGAACCAAAACCTGTATCTCTCAATGTTGCAGCGCCAAGTTGCATGTAAACTTCTACGTAATCTGTTGTTCCATTTAGGTAAATCAAAGCACTACCACTCATAATTCCATAGGCTGAAGGTGTTGGGTCATCTTCAAGTCGAGTAACTTCAGAACCATTTTTATAGAACCATAAACGATTACGACCAACTGTTCCAGTTGTATCAAAAGAAATATTAGTATTAAATTGATAATAGCCAGTTTTGTTTGCAGTAAAACGATAATTGGTAGTTGAATCATAACAGGAATCCGTATCCCAATCTTCGGCATTGAATGCAATTTTAGTTGCGGTGTTAATTGTTAGTGATTGAACACTTGTTGCTCTATAGGCTCTAAATGTTGGCCCACTTGAACCAGCCGCAGTTGCCCAAGTAGGCACACCACCGGCAACAGTTAATACTTGACCTGTTGATCCAATACCTAATCTTGCTGGTGTTGATCCGCTTGAAGAATAAATTGTGTCGCCGGTTGTAGTCATTGGGTTTGTCATGCCAGTTGTATCTAAATTTGCCCAAGCACTACCAGTATAATAAGTAGTCACATTTGTATCTTTAAGATAAGCAAACTGACCCTCTTGCGGTGAAGTGATTGCTGCGTCTCTTGCAGTTGCGTTGGCAAAAACTAAAACGCCCTGCATCAAATATCCATTAACGTCGCTGGCACTCAAAATATCACCAGTATTGAACGTCTTAAAACCTAATCCTGCTGCCATGTGTGTATCTCCTTAGTGTCTAATTATATCCTAGTATGACAAAACATCCTCGCCAATAAGCCCATAATAGGCACTTCCGAGGATAAATCCATCAACTATTGGCTCCAGGGTGGTAAGAACAGTATTCCATGAACTTGCAGTTATATCATGCGCAATTCCTTGAATTTGTAAGTTCTTTGTGATCGTAGAACTATCCGGTTGAATATTTGTTATTAACACATTGTCAAAGTAATCAAAATCTAAAATGGTTGCGGTTGGCACGCTAGGGTCAAATAAATCAAGGGTCATCTCGTCAATTCGAATAGTGGTGCTTGATCTTGTCGCAACATAAATTTTAGCAATATTTAATGCCTCTGCGTCTGTATTAATGATTAGATCAGGTACTGAAATGGAGTGAGGAAAGTAAGTCGCAATTGAAGTCGCATCTACGGCAGTTTGAGCAACTCCGCCCGATCTCGTCATGGTCGCTGAGTTAATAATTAACTTGTCATCAAAGGCAAACTTTAAGTCTTTGTAAGGTATGCCGCCTGTTTGATTGAACGAAGTTGGGGTATCTCCTGCACTTGATATAACAGAACTTCGATTTTTGAAAATGATATTGCCTTCGGGTGATACAAATAATGCGCCTTGCTCGCTAAACTCTGCGTTTTGCATGGCATTAAGGGAAGTTCTTAAATTTGCAGGGTCGGCAATTGTTAAACTATCACCTGTCTCAACGCTTCGCATTGTTGTTGGGAAAGAAACAGTATCCAAAATTTTATCAATTCTAGTGCCAGTATCTTGACCTGCCGCTTGTCCAGTAACAGTTACTACTGAAGCCAAGTTAAATAATCTAAAAGCGTCACTTGCTGATATATCTACATAAGCCATATTCTCAGCCTGATCGTATGAGTAAACATATGACGTGGTATAACCGCTGAATAAATAATAAGTTGTTGCGCCAACGGCGGCTGAAATTCTTAACTTTCTAAGAGGTTCTAATTG